GGGCCTGCACGTAGCTGGCAACCCGCCCAAGGCGTTGCAGGCTGTCGATTTCCTCAGGCGCAAAGAACAGGCGCAGTTTTTCAACGCCGATCTTGTTGATTTCGCGGTTCAGGCTGGATTGGCTGACTTTGCCGACTTCATCAGATGCGCCGCTCAGTGCTGCCTTCTTGATCTGGGTTGCCAGTGCGTCACGGATCACCGCCCGGCCCTGGTCGTTGACCTGACCGGCCACGACCCGCGCTTCGTCGGGTGTGCCGTTGATGATGAAGCGGTCCGCGATGCGCTTCGGGTCGGCGTCACGGGACAGCGCAGCGCGAACAACGCGAGAGGAATCCTCGTATTGGTAGGCGGCACGGGTCGCCGCACGTGCTCGGTTGACGGCATCAATCGAGGCGTTTGGCTGCGCATCAACCGTGCGCATCATGGATGCGATGCCCTGCGTGACCGGGGCTTGCCCAAGGTCGATCCCGCCAGCGTTGACGATTGGCCGCATGGGGACGGATTCCAGCGCCCGGCGTGCGATTCCGGCTGCAGCGGCTTCGTTCCCACCCTTTGCCATCTCACCGGCCAGCATGGATTGCAGGTTCCGGTACGCCTGCGGGGTGAAAGGCTGCTGCCCGGTCTGGAATGCCTCCATGTAACTGGTAATCGGCTTTGCCATGAAGGCCATCATTCCGGTGTCGCCCAGCTCTCGGTTGATGGCGTTCAGGCCGTCCGGATAGATCGGCATGCGGTAGCCCGGCGAGTTCTTGGCGGCATCCCAAAGGGCCTGTTCATTACCGCGCAGGCCCTGCCGGGTGCCCTCAATGCTCCCGGTCAGTGCCCGGCCAGCGTCAACCGGCAGACGGCCAGAAGCCGCGCCGACGGAATTCAGGCCTTCGATCAGCCGCGCATTGTTCTGGTTTTCCAGGCGAGGCAGGCCGGATAGCTCGCCTTCGGCCATGTTTGCCGCCATCTTGGCAAGGTTCTTTTCCCGCGTGAGTTGCACCGGGTCAAGCGATACGGTGCCACGGGTTGGGGTCAGCCCGGCAGCGCGGAAGTCTGCCAAGCGTGCAACGGCCTGCGGGTTCAGTTCCTGCCCGGTCCTAAGTGCGCCCGTCAGTTCAGCCCGCAGGGACTGGCGCACGGCCTCGGGCATGGCGGAATAGTCCACCCCGGCCCGGTTCAGGACTGCGCTGATCTGTAGGTCTACGTCCTGCGGCTTCATGGGGATCATGCGTTTTGCAGCGTCACCCACGGCGCCGGCAGCGCGAGGCACCAGTCCACCAGCCACACCGCCCACCAGAGCGGCGACGCCCTGTTCTATCGGGCCTGCCCCGGCTTCTTTGACAGATCCACCGGCCAGGCCTGCGCCTGCAGCGGAAGCGATCTGCTGTGTCGGGTTGGCGGCAAGGAACCCCGCAGCCTGCCCGGCAAGCCCCGGCAGATTGGAAGCCGCACGCGCAGCGCCAGCCATGCCACCGCTACCGGCGACAAGGCGCGAGGCCTCCCCGATCACCCGTTCATTGGCCCCCTGCGGAGTTGGCAGGCCCAGCGTGTCGGCAAACCGGGACGCCAAAGCGCCTGCGGGCAGCGTCTTGCCGGTCGATCCGGTAATGCGGTCGGTCAGGTAGCGCAGTGGCTCACTGACGACTTCGGCAGCGTTGCCCAAGCCCTCCAGGCCGTAGCGGGCTGTCAGGCCCAATTGGCGGGGAATGCCTGCCAGTTCTTGCCCGGCCTTGACCGCTACCGGCGTGTTCTGTTGGGCATAGGACGCCATCATCTGCTGGGCCTGCTCGGGTGTCGTGCCCTCCGGCACTTCAAACCGTGCGATGCGCCCATCCGGCATTTCAAAGCGTGCGACTGGCATTGTTATTGCCCTTCAAAGCCAAGGAAGCGCAGCCCCGGCACGCCGGGCGCCGACAGCTTGGGAGAGGTCGGCAACGGTGCGGGCTTGTAGAACGGTGCAACGCCCCTTGCCTCAGTGCCTTCAAGCTGTTGGACCATCTGCGTGTGTTGACCGTACACAAACCGCGCCGCACGGTCGGAGGCCTGCGCCAGTTGCTTGATTTCTGAAGCGGTCAGGTCGGCAATGTTCCCGGACATGGCTTTTTCAGCCAATGCGCCTTCTGACTCGGTGATGGCGCCCTGCCCGCTCATTTGCTTGCGGCCCTGCAAGGTCATTTCAGCCAGCCCACGAATCGCCTGCCGGGTGTTGGCGATGGTTTCCTGGGTGTTCTTCCCGCTCACGCCAAGCACGCTGCCAACTTGGGCCAGTTTCAGGCGCACGTCAGCCCCAGGCCCGGCGATGATGTTCCCCGAGTCCACGGCCTGAATGATCCGGGTCGCTGCGTCAACGGTTTGTGCTGCCCCGTTGGCCGCTGTCAGCGAATCCTTGAGCATCGGACCGACTTGCGCCGCCACGCCCTCGCCCATCTTGTTCTCGACCTTGACGCTGGTAGTCGGCGCCCCGGCTTTGGCAATGCCCGTTTTGGCGTTGATCAGCGGCTGATTCGGGACCATGGCGCCATTGGCTCCGGTCAACAACAAATCCTTGAACGGGTCTCCAGTCTTGGGCAGCGTGTTGATCGGCGCCCCGGTGAACGGGTTAACCGCCGTGACACCGCCGCCCGTGTCGGCAAAGTGCGCTTTGTCCAGACGCTGCAGATCGCCATAGTTGCGCGTTTGCGCGAACCGGGCCAGTGATTCCGGAGTGAAGTCCTTGGGGTCGATCTTGTTCATCGGCAGTTCTGCCGGCGCAAAGGACTTCAGGTATTCGCCCACCGGGATAGCCCCTGCGCGGACGCCCTGATACAGCGCCTGAATGGCTGGGTTGACCGTGGCCCTGCTGGCGTTTGCCAGGGTCGGACCGCCGCCACCGGCCAAGGCTTGCTGATTAGCTGTCGCTTGCGGGTCGGGCAGATTGGCGATGTATTCGCGCCTGCGTTGTTCGTCCATCATGGCCTGGCGTGCGGCTTCCATCTGCATCTGCTGTTGCTGCATCTGCATTTGTTGCTGGCTGCGCTTGAATCGCGTGTCCTCTACCCCGCGCACATTTGCCAGCGCAGCCGCCAGCCCAAGCGATCCGCGCCCAGACAGCAGCCCTTGCGCAATCGCCATTTGGGTATCGTCGTCCCCGAGTAGTCCCATGGTGCCCCCTTAGAGCTTGCTGTACAGAGAATTTCCAGCCAAGGCACCGCCAAGGAAGCCATTAAGCCCGCCCCCGCTGCTGGCGCTGGTGGTTTGGCTGGCCCCGAGGCCGGTGAATGGCTGGTAAGCCCCGGCTGCGTTGTTGATCGTGGTCCACGGTGCTTGCTGGTACGTGGTGCCGACGTTGTAGAGGCCTTGGCCTTGGTTCAGGAAGCCGGTATTTGCCGCCGTGAGTGCGTTCAAGCCCAATTGCCCCTGCTGCAGATCCAAGCCCCGATTGGTGCTGTAGAAGTTCTGCATAGCCTGTTGCTGCGATTGATCCAGACCCCGAGACTGCAGGCCGGTCGATAGATCAAGCTGGCGGTTTTGGAACCCCAAGTTCTGATTGAACTGGTTGTTCTGCTGCCCGAGTTGTTGCGCTTGGAGGTCATAGCCCCGGCCCTGCAAGCCTGCGTTGGTGTCCAGTTGGCGATTCTGGAATCCCATTTGCTGGCCGAATTGGTTGGCCTGATTGCCGATCTGCTGCGCTTGGAGATCCAGACCGCGCCCCTGTAGACCGCTGTTTACGTCAAGGGCGCGGTTTTGGTAGCCAAGGTTCGCATTGAATTGGCCTTGGTTCTGCGCCAGTTGGTCACGCTGCAGCCCCAAGGATTGGCCGAACTGGCTTCCTTGCTGGGCCAGTTGTTGCCCTTGCAGATCGAGGCCCCGCCCCTGAAGGCCCGAGTTCACATCAAGTTGGCGATTCTGAAAACCAAGGTTCTGATTGAACTGGCTGGCTTGCTGGCCTAGCTGTGCGTCTTGCATGGCCTGCTGTGCGCCCAGGCTCTGGTCTTGCGCGTAGGCTTGACCCTGCAGCCCTGCGGTGGCGTTGGCGATGCTGGTATTCGCATCACGCAGTGCGTTGGCTTGCAGCACGCCTTGACGCGACCCACCGTAACCACCGGCCTGCATGGCAGCGTTGTTGATCTGCGGCAGGATGTTGCGTTGCAGGTTGCCAGTGACCTGATTACTGACCGCATTGGCCTGGTTTTGCAGGTAGGGGTTAGACCCCGAGAAGCTGTTATAGAAGGCCATTGGTCCCCCGTGTGGCAAAAGGATTGGCGGCTACACCAGAGGCCAAAAGCCCTTGGCCATAGTTGCGCAGCCCGGCGAATTGCTGCGCGTATTCCGGCGATTGCAAATAGTTCTGCTGTGCGGTCAGGCCTTGCCGCTGCAGGGCATTCAAGCCGCCGTTTGCAAGCTGACTTTGTAGGGTGCTGTTGACGGCAGGCAGGAGCCCACCGGAGCCATACAAATAGGCCTGCATCTGCGGATCGAGCTTGTTCGCCGTGGTCTTGCTTTCGTCGTTCGACTGCCCCCCCAGCAAGCCCCCAAGGATCGTCGCGGCTGTGCCGCCATTGATGCCCAAGGCGCTCCCGATGGTGTCCAAGACGTTCGGCTTTTTCAGGTACTGCTCAAGGCCTGCGGGAGTCGTGGCGGAAGTCGGAGGCCCCATGACAGCACCGCTACCTGTGCCAGTTCCTGCGGCCCCAACGCCAGATGTGCCAGCAGTACCAGAGGACAAGGCAGAAGTACCACCACCAAGGCCCCCAAGGGACAAATGGCCAGAAGCCCCCGTCAAGGCAGGGTTTGCTCCAAAGCTGCCCAATGCGCCCGGCAGATAGGCGTCACCAAGAACGGTCCCCGTCGCTGCGTTCAATGCTCCCGGCAGGAATGCGTCACCCGTGCCAACAGCCAAGGCCCCCAGCGATGTGGTCGCCGGATTGGCGCCGAAACTTGCCAAAGCCCCCGGCATGGTGGCGTCACCGATCACCGCGCCCGTCGCGTCCAATGCCCCAGGCATGAAGGCATCGCCAGCCCCGGCCACTTGGCCGCCGATCCCGGCAAGTTGCCCAAGGCCCATCCCAGCACCCGCCAAAATCCCGCCTTTGATGAGCTTGTCTAGCAGGGTGTCGCTGGTGTCGGCAATGGCAACATTGTTGGCAGCGTCCGCGTTGCCGTTCTTGTCGTAGGCGTTCATCATGTCGCCCACGTTTTGGCCGTTTGCGGCATACCAACCGGCCTGCACGCTTTCAACGTCGCCCGTTTGCGGGTTGTAGCGCGTCTCGTAGCGCGGCGACATATATTGACCAGTGGCCGGGTCTTGGAAGGTGCCGGAGTACCCGGCCTGATCCGTACCCTGCCCGAAATACTGCCCGGCAGCGTCAAACTGCGGGCCACTGGCGGGGCTTCCCGTGCTGGTCGCTGGTGCGGCTACGCTGACAGGCTCTGGCGCCTGCATGACCTGTTCAGGTCGCGTGCTGAAGGTCTGAGCGGGCGCCAGGTCGTAGCCCTCGCCTGCCCACTGCTGCGCGATATTCGGGTTTGCCGCTGCGATCTGGGCCACATCTTGACCCTTTGACAGCACCTGATACCCGTTCGGGCCGTCGTAGTACGCCCGGCCCCCGCCCATGCTGTAAATCGTGCCGCCGCCCCACGGGATGCGCTGACCCACGGGCAGCACGTCAAAGGCGGCATTGAAGTTGGCTTGTAGGTCCTGAAGGCTTGCCATGTGTGTTCCTTATCCGAGTCGATTCCAGGCGCTGCCATACCGCGCATAAATGCCCCTGCCGCCAAGCCCTAAAGAGGTGGACAGCGAGGCACTGACAAAAATGATGGTTCCGTCCGTGTACTTGGCCGGAAGGGCGCTCAGTTCCTTGAGCTTCAGCAGATCCTCAGGCTCTGCCTTGGTGCGTGCGATGCGTTGAAATTCCGTCGCCAGCCAAGACAGCAAACCTTGATCGGCGGTCACGTCCGAGGGGATGGCCGAAGGGCTGTAAAAGCTCATCAGTACATCCCCATCGGCTCAATGTCCACGTCGTAGGACTTCAGGCGCCATGCAGAGTCGTCCAAAGACGTGAACCGCACTGCCAGGAAGCGGCCCGAGGCAAACGAATCAACCCTGTAGCTGCTGCCCACGGTGTAGTTGACTGGTGCTGACCATGTGCACCCCTTTTCTGCGTCCATGGAGCCGCCAAACTCAACGCGGATTTGCGTGCCTGCCGCTGCGTCGAACCGTGGATAGAGGCCCTTCATGACCTTGACCCGATCCGGTGCGTCGAAGGCCAATCCCTCGCGCTCCAACACGGAGGTGTAAGACGCTCCCGAGTACGTGCCGCCAGAGTCGGCAAGGACAATCAGCGGGTCCGTCGAACAGCCCACCAGCCGCGCCGCAGTGGGGGCAAATGGGTTGCTGTTCCATGCTTCGGCCCATGTCGCCCAAGTTCCGGTCTGTGCGCTCCATGCCGTGGCGCTGCTGATCGTCACTTGCCCATTGCAGGCATAGGCCAAATCGTTCAGCTCACGAATGGTCCAGTTGTCATCGACATAGTTCCAGACCAGTGCAATGGTCGGCACGCTATCGCCCGGCGTCGGGATGCACACCCAAACTTCATTTTTCGGCGGGTTGCTGACCAAAAACGCCCGCTTGTAGTTGTCGCTGTCCAAGTTGTTGAACAGCCATTTGCGCATCCTTGCATTGATGATGCTTCGCGGGCCTTGTCCGCTGTGCGAGATCACATCGCCAGCAGTCAACACGGCATGGCCACCGGGGAAATTGGCGATACAGCCACGGGCCAAAGCGCCCACGTCACCGGGTAGCTTGCGGAAATTCCAGATGAAATCAGCACCGCCCAAGGTCTGGGCAAACATGGCCCGTTCCTTGTAGATGATGTTCATGTCACCCATCGGCAGGCAATCGACCATCAGGCTCGGTTCTTCGGCAAGGTCCAGTTCGCCAGCGTCAATAGTTGGGTCTGTTTCGTCCCAGCTTGCCGGGACTGCGCCAGGGTCAGCGGATGACGACCACTTGACCATGTGCGGGTAGCGCGTCCCCGATTTGGTCAGGTCCAAGGCAATCAAGTAATTTTTGAACGGTCGAACAACTGCGGCCTTCCAATTGGCATCCCAGCCGGTTAAGTTGGCAAGATCGGTGCCGGTGTTGCCGTTCCAGTATTGGGGGCGCTCTACACCGTTGTTCATCACGAGAACACCGTTCAGAGTGCCGCCTGTCCATCGGTCGTCTTGTGTGCCGGTGAATGTGCTGCCCGGCGTGATCTCGGTCCGCGTGGTGCCGTCATCGACAAACACTTTTTGCGTTCCCGCGTACACAAAGAACCGCGCCGCACTGGTCTGGAATGCGTCGATGTAGTACGGCGTGATGGATGGCGTTGTGAGTACCGAGGACTCCCCTTCCATGCGTTCCGCGCAGCCGTCGCGGAAGCGCATATTCACGGCACGCGACCACGCATTCACCGGCAGTTCTTGGGTCGGCTGGTCCTTGACCAGTCCGTACTGACCAACAACAGGAACGGTGATTTTTGGCATCAGAAACGGAGGGTGAAAGAAAGCTGCGCAACCGCAGGGGTGACGCCACGCACGGGCGGGATCACGGTCAGGTGGGCTTCAGCGAATGGCCTGGGCAGCGGGTAGCTCAAGACGGCCGCCGCCATGGGGATGGTCTTGCCCGAGTTGTACGAGTAGCCATTGACCAGCCCCACCATCGCACCGGCCCGCAAGTCGCCCAGCTTGAAAGGTTGCCAGCCGCCAAAAGCGTATTGCGACACCTTGCGCTCGACGGCCTTCTCGGAGTTGGCATAGGCGCCAGCCCCGGCGATGAAGGAATCAGCCCGGCAGAACAGGCCGAGGCCCGGAACTACGGTATTGAAGCCGCCCTGACTGTGCAAGGCAATGGCCAAGATGTGGGGCAGGCAGTCCATGCGCCGGGGCTCAGATGGTGAGCGACTTCGCCGCCCTGAAGGCCTGCACCACATCGGGGGTATGGGTAGCCGCGCAAATGGCGCTAACGCGCGCATCCTCGGCCGAATAGTCATCGCCGGGGACAACGACATGACGGCGAAACTTGCTACTAATTTCAACACCATCTTCTTTAATGGCGGTTTTAGTGCGAACTTGAATTGTGCCGTTTTCAAAGACTTCAATTAAATCAACAGAGGTAATTTTTTCTAACATGATGTTTCATTGTTTCCAGAGTAGCTATCCTGCTACACATTAAAGGCTGGTGGGCCGCACCAGTACGGTTATGCAACTTTAACAATAATTCAAGCGCCGCTGATCATTGAATAGAAACTTTTGTTAAAGACATTTGTTTTACTTAGGAGGTATAATTTATATCAATTCGAATTACAGTACCCGCTTTAAAAATACTGGCACTTGTTGCGTATGCGCCAGTAACGTCGCGATAGTAAACATAAAAAACTGATTGTGTTTCGTTTATGTAATAGCCAATATCACCTGTAAAAGCATTGGTCCCATCTACTGCAATACCGCCACCGCAACTAAACCCAGAAGCAAAAGGCAAAGTGAAAAAGACGTTTCCTGTTGGTGCGCTAACTGATCCAACAACCAATACTCCGCTTACGTGTACAACGCGACCAGTTTTGGTGTAACGCAAAGTATTTGTTGAGAGCGTTATTGTCCCAGTATCGGGAGTAGCAGTTGCAGTGATCGTGCCTTCCTCATAGTCAGCAAACAACTCGCTTGTGCCCGTGCCCGGCGTGGCAGAAAAATCGATCCCCTTTCCTGATGCCGCCACAATGTTTTCTGTTGGTGACACCGAGCCAGTCACTGCCAGCGTTCCACCAGTCGGCGTCACTTCGTTGATGCTGGCATTCACCACATTGCTGGCAAGCGTGGTGCCGCTCAGACCAGTATTAGCCGGTAGCCCGGTGCAATTGGTCAGCGTGCCGCTGGCTGGCGTGCCAAGTGCGGGCGTGGTCAATGCCGCCCCGGTGATGGTGATGGTTCCGCCAGAAGCTGCGTTGATGGCGTTGACTGCAAGTGTGCTCATGGTGCGTACCTCAAGAAATAAGGAGTCGGGCGCCTGACGTGACGGTCAGGGTGACGCCAGAAGAAACGGTCAGCGGGCCAACCATTTCGGCGTTGTAATCAGCGGGGATCGTGGTGCTGGTGGACAGCGTTGCAGCGTTCATCACTACGGGGACAGTGAGCGGCCCGGTCATGGTGTCTCCAGCCTTTTGAACGTAAGTCCCCGAGCTTGCAAGGGCTGATGCAAGATGAAAATTGCCGGTCGTGCTGTTGTAGGTGATCGAGAAAATCGACCCCGACACAAGATCGCCAGCACTCAGGGCGGTTCCATCGTTGCGCACAATGGTTTTGACGCCCAGGCTGTTCACGTTGATGGTGCTTGCCCCGGTGTTGGTGGCCGGAGACTTGACCAACAGGGTCAAGCCGTCGCTGTAGCTGGTGATTTGCGTTGTGTTGACCGAAGCGGTGTAGGCATCAGCAGCACCGCCACCGGCCACGTAGGTTGCCTGGCCCAGAAGAACGCCGTTGAGTTGACCTTGCGTGGCAGTAACAGCCCCGGAGATGTTCGGGAACGTGGCTTGCAGCGTGCTTTTGAGCAGCCGCATGTGATCGTCGCCCTCGCTGCGTGCGTCACCGCTGGCCGGTTTGCTGCTATCGAGCTGGTTGATATAGGTCGCGGTTTCGACGGTCATGGATTACCCCGCAGTCATGGAAAGCACGGACCCGCTTGAATCTTCGGCGTCGTCCTCGCGCTGAATGCGCTCTTTCGTTGTTTCGTACTTGCCCGCCCACAGCGCGGTCCGGGCGTCGTTGATCGCGAACGGTTCGGCCTCAACCAGTGCCGCCCACAGCAGAAGATCGGGAGCGTTCTCGGTGAACCAGTTGGATTGATTGCCAGTGCTGAGAGCCGTCAGGCGCTTGTAATAGATGCCCTTGACCGTGTAGCCGTCGTCCGGGTACGGGCCAAAAATGAAGTTGTCAGCCTCGCGTGCAAAAAACTTTGGCTTGCCGCTGGTGCTGCGCACCGGGTAGTTCTGATACACCCATTCGGCGTCCTTGCGCTGCAGCTTTTGCACCGGCGTGCCGTCAATGTAGGCATGCTTCATGGCCACATAGCCAGAAGGCACAGCAACCACACCCGAGGCAATGGCGCTATTCAGGGCCGTCTCCATGGCACGGACGCGCAGATCTCGATAAATCCGCAGCTCGCCCATGCGAACAAAGTCAGGAATTGAGGCACTAAGGTCAGAACGCTTGATCCAGGAGCCGACAGCCGTCACTAGCTCGTCATAGGTGCTGATGGTCATGTCCACCTCTGATGACGAGTGGTGAACACCTTCTTATCGGTGGTCATGAACTTGCCCTGCTCGGACTGCAGGAACACCAAGGCCCGGCGCATTTCGTCACGGTCCGGTGAAAGCAGGTCGTAGCCCATGTTTTTCAGAGCCAAGACGTGTTCCATGGGGACGCTGGCGGCAAGCGTGAGGGATTGCCCCTTGCTACCG